TGTATTCTGTTCGTTTCAACGCTTCTACACCTATTGCAACCGCGTTTCAGAGCGCACCGCCGCCCGCGGGAACGGTTGAAGTTGCAATTAGATTCAACGCATCAATCAAGATTGTAATCAGTTCAACCGCGCCATATGTTGCGGTTGTTTTTCCAAGTGCAATCTTGCCGTCACCGGTCAACCATGTTTCAAGTTCTTCAAGCGGGTTTTCAGTTTTGTTTTTGTGATAGATTGCCGCCGGGTCATCAGCTTGCGGTAATGGTTGATTATCTGAACCGACAACGCCCAAAACATAACCGTCACCGGTGTCATCAAAAGCGATCAAACAATCAACGTCAGTGTCAGGCAACGCTTGTGAAAGACTTGTCAGCCGGGTTGTCATAGTTTCTTCAAGCGTGCGGTCATCTTCACTGAAAATTTCTTCACCTTGACACAAAACTATTGTTGCATAGTTCCCGGTGTATTCTTTCACCTTTGCCAACCGGATCTGGTTTCTAATAGTCATTAGGAGTTGAACACCTTGCCGCCTTTATCTTCAGAATCGGTGCCGCCCGCACCATAAAAATATTCACCGGCCCAATCAGATCGCGTGATGATCCCGCCATTGCGCGCAAAATTTCCAAATTGCGCCGGGCGTGATAATGGCCCTTCAATATCACAATCATAAGTTTTTATTTCTGACCCATAATCAGCGTAACAAGCATTTTGGTTGCACGTTCCCGCAATAGTGTCACCAACCAAAACCCGGCTTTGTGTATTAACAAAAAGCCCGTTACCGTAATATTGCGATCCGCCGGTGCCAGTTGGCGCCAACCAATACATATAAAAAAGCCGCACGTCACGGCAACCACTGACAAGAACACACGCTTGACCTTGATCGTTGTCGATTGCTATTGAGGTTATCAGAACCGGTATCTGACACCGCTTGATGTCAATGCCGTTGTCATCATTGTCAATGATTGTGTCTTGTGTTGTGCCCGGTGAAATCAAAACGGTATTACCTTCAAGCATTAACCCGCCGCGCCCGTCAAGATCCAAAATTTCAAGCGGTTCAGTCATAGTGCCCGCGGGCAATTTGAGCTTGACCCAAACATTCAGCGGGCGCGGTAACATATGCAAAATGTATTGAATCAGTTTTGGTGTGTCCGTTGCTGACTCCCAAGCAACCGTGATCAAAAACGGGCTTGAAGACGTGCCCGATCCTGAACTTGACCCGTCATGAAATTCAATCTTAGAACTTTGATCAATAGTGACCGGATCGTCATGATAAAAACCAGTGTTAGCACCAAGCGGTAAACAACTTGCAAAATCTTCAAAAAGAATCTGTGAATTTTTTTCTAAATAAAAAGCTTCATTGTCAAGCTTTCCAATGTCCAAATTTCCAGAATCAAAATAGACTTGTGAATTTTGCCGCGCATACACCGCCCGGCCAACGCCCGTTGATAAACCAACAAGCGCGGTGATTGTCAAACCAAGGTCAATAAAATCAGCTTCACGGCAATAAACACCGCTTGAAAGTGTGTCACCTGAAACTTTATTTCTGATCTCCAAGTCAAGCGCGGTGACTTGCCGCACATTATCAAAAGTGACCGCACGGGTGCCGCCTGTTTTCGTATTAGACAAAACAAGCGCGCCACTAATAACAAGATTACAGGTGCAATCTATGAATTCAACAAGCGGTCTGACGGTTTCGCAATCACCTTCAATTGTTACGCCCGGCCCGGCGGTGAAGACAACCGACCCGGCGCCGTGTACACCGTAACACTGAAGCGCCGCCCGCGGTTCAGTTGCTGAATCAGGCCAAGCATATGTCCCGGCGGTCAAAGTGATCCCAAAAGTCTTATCTTTGTGAACATAGATCACGCGGTCAAGAATATTCAAAGCCGCCTGAAGTTCAGTCACATTGGTCACGGTGATTGAAACATTGTCAATGACCATAATGTCGTGAAGATGTTGAAGGTTGTTTGCTTGATACGCAAAGCATTGGGCTGAAGCTGAACCCATTGAACCAATTGCAATTGGAACAACGCCCGGATCGTCTTCACCTAAAACCGGATCGGTTGTTTCAGGGATCAGCATATTATTCAACCATGCCTGACCAAAATTCACTATTTTCAAATTGCTTGGAATCCAAGTCATTTTTTCACCTTTACGCGTTCCATATTTGCCGCACATCACCCGCGGGAACGCTTGGCGTATGTGCTATTACCTGATAAAGATCCGGGCGATATTTCTTGAACGCGTTGACAATATTGACAATTGCTTCAAGTTGTTCATCGTATCCCGGCAACGGTACAAGATCCAAAATTGTATCAAGTTCAACACTGAATAAATTGTGAAGCAAATCACCTGAATATGTAATCAAACCGTTATAGTCAAAGGTTCCATCATACAACAAACCAATATTAATATTTTCATGAATGATGACGTTTGTGAAACCAAAAGCCAAAAGCGCTTGTTCAACCGTGTATGGTGATCCCCTATATTTCATCAACCTGAAAATATGCTTCATCATTTCCCGCTTGCGTTTCAATACGGTGTCAAAAGGCGCAATTAAATTGAACCTTCCGACATATTCCCAAGCGGGAAAATTCATTTGACGGGCAATCACATCAAGTGTTGGTTCATCAAGTAAACTATCTTTAATTGCCGTCCAAATATTAACATTTTCAAGCCTTGAATTCAGACTTGTATAACTAACTGAATCAGTGTGAAAGGTTTCATTCAACATATCAATGAAACCCTTGACCGTCACGTTGTCTTGTGCCGCAATATTGTCATAGTCACGCCACAAAAAAGCCCTTTCTATGTTTTCGTATTTCATGGTGTGTATACCGTCACATTGATTGTTGGAAGGGCGCAAGACAAGTATTGACTTTCAAGCGCTTCAACAACTTTCTTTGTTGGGTCACTGTCAAATTCAATATCAGTGTCATAGATCCCGCCAATATCACGGATCATGCCGTCAAGATCCCCCCTGACCGCGTTCTTGCCCGCCTTTGAACGCAAAGAATCCCGGTAGGCGTTGACAACTTGCGTGATTGCGGTCTTGGCCGTTTCAACATTGCCCTGACGGATCTGAACGTCACACTTGCTGATTGTGAAAGTTGTTTCCTGAATCATATAAACCTTCACAATATCATTCATTGGCCGTGCTTTTGGATAGCCGGTTGAAGGGTTGAACACCTGATCAACCGCACCGCCCGCAATGACATAGGTTTCAATGACGTTTGCAACGTCTTGATCATCAGTTGAACCGGTCAGATCAACCGTTCCCGTGACCGTGTAACCCGGTTCTGAAACCAACGTCAGGCCAACACCATTTGCGCCAACGTATTCAGCAACCTTGACCGTTTTTGCTGAATCCAAGAACAAACTGAAAGTTCTGGTTGGCGATCCGGTCAAGGTCCAATACAGGCGCCCGTAGTCGGTTTCTACCAGCGGCAAAACGGTCAACGCAAGGTTTGACACTTGTGAACTTGAATCACCAATGACGTCAATTTCAAAGTCATATGGAAGAACATAGATGTGAATTTCCCAATATGGCTTGATGATACCAACGTCAAGCACCTTCACGCTTGCCGTCAATGAGTGGTAGACATACGCATCAAAAGCGCCCGCGGTTGAAGGTTTCCCAAGTACAAAAGCAAGCCGGGCTTTGTAGTGGTCATCATTTTCAGACGCGTGCCCGCCATATGTTTCACCGATATTTTCAACGGAATCAACAAGGGTGTAGATCCCGTCAGGATCTTCAAGGGTGTCAACGTCACCGATTTCAATACCATTGGCAAGGGCGCCGCTGTTTGTGAGTTCGTCAAGAAATTCATTGACCCAAACGTCAATATATGTGTCTTCAGGTGATGCAAGCCAAGTTTCATTGGTCTTAAAAGTGAAAGTTCCATTGTCATTTTTACCCGTGAAAATGGTGTTTTTGTGTATTGGGTAGAAGCTTTCAAGGGCGGCAATGAAATTGACCCGCACAAAGCACCCTGAAGGCGTTTCAGTCAGCCGCGGCACGTCATTTGATTCACCGTATGCGTCAAGCTGTTCACCGCTCATATACTCCAAGAAGTTTTGCAATGAAGCTTCACGCCATTGTGATCCCCAGTGATAGACCATATTTGAAAAAACTTGAATCATCAGGCGTTCAGCGTCTTGACGTTCAAGCGCGTACCCGGTTGAACTTTGGAATTCATCAACCGCCTTGTTGAAGATCGCCAAAAATTCAAGTTCAATTATTGTTGGTTTAGCCATTTGTAAAAACCTCACTTGAAACCGCTTCAGAATCACGCAAAAACTTTGTTTGAAATAGCTCCTTGACCGCGGTGTTGTCATTTATGTAAGAAAGGATCGCCTTTCTTAGCTTAACAACGGGATACCAGAACACGATCAACCGGATCAGTTCATTGCGTGCCTTGACCGCGGCGGTGATTTCATTGCGGTCAGTGTATTCAGTCAGCCTTGACCCTTCACGTGACATAGGAACCGAAAATTTTGGTGTGACTATTTCACGCAATATGCCTTTTTGTGTGCGCAAATAGCGTGAATAGTCGT